AAACTCAAATTGACACGCACGAGGCTATTTGCGCTGAGAGGTGGCAGGAGACTATCAATCGCATTAAGAGACTTGAGTTAGTTATTTTGAGTTCTGGCGGTGCAACGATACTTTTGCTAGTCAATATAATATTTGGTGGCTAGAGATGTTTCTATCTAAAAACTTTAGTCTGCATGAGCTTATTAAAAGCAATACAGCCCAAAGACTAGGAATAGATAACACTCCAGAAGATTTTGCAATTTTAAATCTTGAGGCATTGTGCAAGTTTATACTTCAGCCATGTCGTGATCATTTCGGTATACCATTTACACCATCAAGCGGCTACAGGTCACCCGTATTGTGTGAAGCTTTAGGAAGCAAGCGAACATCACAACATGCAATGGGCATGGCGGCAGACTTTGAAATTCCGTCAATAACAAATCTAGAACTTGCAGAATACATCCGAGACAATCTAGTTTTTGACCAGCTTATCTTGGAGTATTATGAGCCAGAGTTTGGCAATTCAGGTTGGGTGCATTGTTCTTATGTCTTAAACAATAATAGAATGCAGGTCTTAAACTACGATGGGGCGGAGTACAGAAAAGGGTTGACCAATGCTTAGCTTGTTAGGCAGTGCGTTGGGTTTTGCTGGTTCTGCATTGCCAGCCGTAACCGACATAATGAAAAACAAGTCCAACCAAAAGTTTGAACTAGAAAAAATGCGTGTCGCCGCAGAACTAAGAAAATCAGGATATGACTTTGAACTCAAAGCACATGAAGCACAAGCGTCCGACAAGGAGCATGAGAGGCTCATACAGCACGATATTTCAATAAATGGTAGTACGGGGTGGATTTCGGCATTGCAACGCTCTGTGCGGCCTGTAATCACTTATTTCTTTTTTGGCCTTTTTGTTGTGATTGAGGTTGTTCTACTGCGTGAGGCAATCAAAACAGGCATGGATGTTTCGTCTGCAATTCAGATTTTGTGGGACGAAGATACTAAAGCGATATTTGCGGCGATCATCAGCTTTTGGTTTGGTTCAAGAGCAATAGATAAAGCCAGACGATGAGCAAGAAATATCCAAAGCTTTCAAATAATCAGACCACACGCCTTGGCGGTCTTATCGCTGTATCTTGTGGCAGACAGCCACATGACTGGTTACTCAATGATCTGATAAGGAGCGAATTTGTTTCAGACCAATCTAACTTGACGGAAAAGGGCATGAATGAGTTGGGCAGACTAATGAAGCTGTTAGGCATCAGCGTGGGCTATCTAAACGATGAGCCAGAAATCCAAGCTACAAGCGACCAACGCTCTCCTGATAACACGGCCTGTACACGATGAGGAATAAAAGATGGGAAGCAGATAACATCACCCGCCCCAATTTGTAATTTCATTTCGCCGCTATCAAAAAAACATAATTCACCGCCAGCAAATTCTTCATTAAGCGGAATCACTATGCTTATTTTTCTAGTTGACGCATCACCAGAGCCGAGGTCAGTGTGCCAGTCGTATTTTCCAAGAGCGGAATATTTCAACAAAACTGGACGTTCATATAAACCACAAATATCAAAATGAAAAAATTCTTCGTTTGCTTGTCTTGCCAATGTGCACAGCAATATTGAGAGCCAATCATTTTGGGGTATATCGGCAATGACCCACTGGTCAACTTGACGAGTCTCTATATCAATTACATTGTTGTCATCTGTTTGAACTCGTGCAGGTTTTTTTGGGTTGATAGCATCTTTGTGCATCTCAATGATCTGAGCGCAAATTTCTGGCTTTAAGTTATCTATACAAGTAACACCTAGACCATCAGTCCTATTTGTCGGCGGTATTATCATAATCGGTTTTTAATTTCTAGGTATTGACAAGCAAGCATGACACGTTTGGATGGCGGCAAAATACCAGACTCCATTTGTGCAATAGTTGATGGGCGTTGATAGCCAAGTTCATCAGCAGTTTTTTGCTGTGTCCAACCCATAGCCTGTCGCCATGTTTTCATACAAAATTCATTCATTTAGTTTTGCCTTAATTTTGCTAACAAATTCATTATAGGTTAAGTATTCCCAGCTACTTCCATGCAGAACATAAGTCCTGCTTCTATATGGATGTGTGTCATACTGATGCTGTGCGTAGTGCATGATCTTAATACAGTCACCATCATTGTCTTTTTCTGGCAGATATCTAAAGCCTTTGTATTCATACACTGGTTCTGGGTTGCAAATATCCATTGAGTTCCCCTTTTGTATAAAATGCCATTCTTATGCGAACAAGTCAAGCCTGCAAACTATTATATTCTTTTGCTAGTCGTTCAAAGGTTGTTGCCGCCGCTATATCTGTATTGAACTCGGAGCGGCTTTTAATGCTACATAGTGCGCGAAGTGCATCTGCAATGGTGTTTGGATCATCAGGATTAACATCTGCCATATTGTAGCTATCACGCAAAAACTTACCAAACATAGGTTCTTTGCATAATATACCCGCCTGTTGAATAAGCTTTGTAGCGGTGGGTTGCGGTGTTTGTATTTGTCTAAGTTTAGCTACAGCAATATATTGCTCTGCATCAGGCATTGGTAGACCAAAGGCATCTGTAAATTCCTTTTGTGCCTCTATCGGAAACTCAATTATCATTTGAAATACACGCCGTGTTTTGATTAATTTAAAGTCGCTGTATGTTCCAGCCATAACGCTATCTTGCATTTAGTAACTCCCAGTGCGGTGAACTCAGCCATATCTTTTGCGCTTGCATTTTTCCGTGGCTATATGGCAAGTGCCGCCGTTCAAAAAATTTGTATTCAGTATAATGATGTAAAAGCGCGTGATGGCCGCGACACAGAGGTATGCAATTCATGTCCTCTGATTTCATAGCCATACCCCGATAACCATACCAAGGCTTCATTAAATGATGTGCTTCTACATTACCAGCGCATCCATGCGGACCTACCAGACAAGGCAGAGTCCGCACGTATGCTAAGTGTTTTTGGCTTTTATAACGGGATGTCGTCATCATTTGCCCGTGGTTGGCTGTCTTTTTCTTTAAATGAAAGCGAGGTATAAGCCGTGCCTTTCTTCGACACTTTTTCGCGCCCCCAACACATAATTGGTATGTCACCAATCATGCCGTTTACAAAGTGGTCGCTATCATTTTCATTGCGCTTTTGCTTGTTGGCAGAATATACCCCGACGACCACGGCCAGCTTGTGCATAGTGCGCTGTTGACCATCAGGTGTTGTCCATGTGTTTTCGATAAGATAACAATCAGTCTCCTCATCAAAAAGTTTTACAGGTCCTTGCCCAACGATTGTCTCCCCGCGACTAGGAAACAGGGAGCCTGTCATATCGCGCATTTCAAATTTATCAGTCATTGAATAATCCTTTCTGTCTGTTATCAATGTTGTCGGCCTTAAATCGTATGTCAACTAGTCGGTAATCTTTACCGCCAATCTTGGACTTGAAAAGTTGGCCTACAGGCTCTAAAATATTGAGCCTATCAAGTCCTATAGTCATGGTCTGACCATTGTGTGTAATGACCAGACCACCACATTGTTTTGCCTTTTCTAGTTCGTAATCACGAATAGAAACGACAGTGCCTTTAAACAGCTTACTTTTGTGTAAGGTCAGCATTAGCAAGCCATCCCTCTAAGTATTCTGTGCGGTTTTGTTTGCGTTTTGTTGTCAAGCCTTCATCAGCTTTTGTATCTAATAGAGCAACAGTTATATCAGATTTATTTTCGCGGCAGATTTCAGTAGCTTCTGGCAAAGATTTATCTTTTAGCAATGATCTCAAGGCTTCGCAGTATTCAGCAGTGCCAAATACAATCTGCTTTACATCTTTGCTTTTCCAAAGTGTGTATTGCTTTGACATTTCAGCAGGCGCGTTCTTTTGGGCATCATTGCCATCGTCATCATCTGCGCCGATACCAACTGCAATAGCCAGTGAGTATCTACGTGCATAAGTAAGAGCAGAGCCAAAGGCATGTGCTGAGTTCTTATCAGCAGGGACATATACTGGTCCGCAATGTATTTCACCACCATGCCCCATTAAAATTGTTTCAACCTTTGCACCAGTTTCGCAATCATGTGCAATCTGTTGCCAGACAATTCCGTATTCCAGAAGCGGTGCAGTTACGGCATCAATAACATTCTCAAGGGTTGCGTATTTACTATCATGGAATGGATTAACTGAATCTGCCTTTGCATTCCTAATTTTGTGTTTAGCATTTACAAGATTGTAAACTAAGTGTGCGTTTGTTTGAGTCATTCTATTCTCCAAGTATTGAGTTAAAAAATTGCATTTCATGTTCGCCAATACGCCAGTCATCTGGGTCTGGCCTGAAATACAGCCGAATAATCTCATTGATGTCTTGGCTTAGACTAAGAATATTCAGCATTGCATTTGCGGCTTGTTTTGCTCGGCGGATTCCTGCCGCATGATCCACCTTAAAAATCGTTATCCCCTTCGGTCCAGTGTAGTAAACTTCGGCCTCTATTCCAGTAGCCTCTTGATACAGTGCCGCTTGCATATTAGCGGCGGCATCTAGCTTGTTAGTTGTTACGGCTTTTGATTTTAATTCAATTAGTTTATTATCGCATATCATGTCAACGTATCCGATAAATGGTATTGGGATATCGCCAAGCATAAATTCTATTCTACGTTCGGACTCAATTACCTTGTCAGTCCAACCAGTGCGAAGCATCTGCACAGTATTTACTATTAGCCTGTGTTCTTTGATGGCGGCAGGGCTATCTTTTGATATACTGCCCATCATTAAGTTTTTAAAATACGATTGCTCGGCGGCGGCTAACGCAGAATCTGCACCTCCCTTGCCTTCGCCTAACCATGCGGCGGCAATTCCTACAGCCGTTCCGCGAAAAGCGGCGGGTCCAACTTTTGATTGCATGCCTGCTATTCTGGCAAGCCACAGCGCATGACTATGAATAAAAGAATTGCATTGTGATGCAGAAAAGTTTTTTACATTATGCCATTCGGCGGGGTTGTTTGATACCATCTTGAGTAACTCCTTGTTCGTCTATGAATATAAACGATATTCGATGCTGGTCAACAGCTATTTTTTTGTTTATAATCAACGCACACCATAAGGTGCTAACGCAAGCCAGATGGCTGGTATTAAATGTGGAACCCATATCAGCAACCCTTACAGGCATTGCGCTTGCTAGACAGGGCTTAGAACTTTTAAAAAATACAAAAGATGGCGTAAGCGATGCACAGCAAATAGGCGGTGCGTTGATGTCTATATTTGAGGGACACCGCCAATTCAATGAAAAAAGATATTCCAAGACAGCCAAGATAGGCTTTAATGATGTCGCTACTGAAGCCATCGAATATCAAAATCATTTAGAAGATTTGTATGAATTAAAAGTCCTGCTTAACAGACGCTATGGGCATGGCTTTTTTGAGAAGATACAAAAAGAATATCAAGACAGAGTAAACGATCAGAAAGAGCAGGAAAAACTTGCAAGGCAGGAGAAGATAAGGCAATGGGCAAAATACAGAGAGTGGTTTCAGACGGGGGCAATAATCTTTATTTTAACTGTCCTACTTGTGGTCGGCCTACTACTTTGGATGGCCTACGAAAAAGGACGAGGGGACTTAGTAGTGCCGACAACATACAACGCATTAGATATCGAATCTCAAGTCTTGCGGAAAGGTTAGGCTGTGCCGAAGAATTTCCAAGAAAATACTAAATATGCCAAGCACGATTTGGATGGCGATGGGGTTATTACTGATGATGAAATTGCTCGTGAAAAGGAACTTATAGAACTTGAACTTCGTGAGTCGAAGTCTCAGGCACAGCAGAGCATGGCTTGGGTTGCTATGTGTAGCATGCTTGTATTTTCTACTTTTTTGTTTCTGCCTATTATACCTGACTCTCGCGTCAACGCTCTTGCTGATTTGTTGGGTCTTTTTTATATCGCTCAAGCTGGCGTGGTCGGTGCTTATATGGGTGTTACGGCCTATATGAGTAGAAGCCCAAAATAATTGTTCTTGACAGAACAAACAAAGTGTTGTATAATGTAAATATAATAAGAAGATGATATTTGAAATTGTAAATAACATTCCAGCGCAGAGATGCGAGAGGCGATAGCCAATTCATTTCAATGTAAATTCAATAGAGAGTATTATGACTGAAAAATTTATATTCAAACCAAACTATCAAGTAATTATCTACACTGACCAAATTAGCCTCGCGGCGGTTGATACCGATTATGATGATCGGTGGATATCAAAGCAACGAGAGGATATGGTGCATTTCCTACAGATTGCAGTAGGGATGGAAGTAATAATTGGATATTTACAAAACCCCGAAAATGGCAGACGAGATTTAACTAATACTCAGATGTCAATTAAGGGCGAACTTGAATATTCCGAGGATAGGGATGCATATAGGATTCTGATTGATAATCAGACCTATTGCTACTTTACCTCTTGGGATGTGATTTCAGCTACCTTTGATGGCAGTAATGAAACCACTAATAATTATCCAACCATAATGATACGTTAAGATTAGGGCGGACTTCGGTCTGCCCTTTTTTTGCGGGTCTTGCCAAATCAGAAATAGCTGTGCTACCTTCGTCAACGAACAAGGGAGATAGGCATGAGCTTTGAAGCGATGAAATGGGCTAGTGGACAGCAGGCTGGCTCATCAACTAATAAACTTTTACTGCTTTTACTTGCTAACTACGCAGACCAAGACTACAGTTGTTTCCCAAGCATCCGTAAACTAGCGGAGATGGCGGAGTGCTGTGAGTCAACAGTCAGACGATCACTGAAAGACTTGCGCGGACTTGGCTTGATTGAGGTGCGCGAGAGATACGAAGCCTATGGCGATAAAAATAGGCAGACCTCCAATACCTATATACTCAAGGGGGGCTGTCAAATTGACACCCACCCCCCTGTCAAATCTACTACCCCGCCCCTGTCAAATATTGCAGGGCATATAACCAATCAGAATAACCAATCAGAATATACATCTACTTTTTTGGAGTTTTGGAAGGCTTACCCGCGCAGACCCAACTCATCTAAGAAGGATGCTTTTAAGAAATATAAAATAGCTTTACAAAAAATACCGCAGGCTAAACTATTAGAAGCAACAATAAACTTTGCGAAAACACAAATTAACACAGACCCACAATACATACCGCATGCCTCAACATGGCTAAATCAAGAGAGATACATGGATGTATTAGAACAACCGAAACTCAAAACGAACAGGAATAGGATTGCAGGATGACACTTTACGAACAAGGGATAAAGCTTAACTCAAACAGCGTAGGAAACCATAAGACCACTTGCCCAGAATGCTCACATACTAGACGCAATAAACAAGACCTTTGCTTGTCTGTAAAAATTGACCCAGATGGCGGAGCGGTTTGGAAATGTCATAATTGCTCATGGGCTGGTAACATAGCAGGGGCAGGCTTTACCCCGACACCTAGACAGGTAAGAAAAATTACTTTGCCCGACGATCAAGAGCGAGACGATAAGTTTTACTCGTGGTTTGGCAAGCGCGGCATATCAAAGAAAACAGTAGATGCCTTTGGTATTTACAAAACCAAAATGTACTTTGGCAATGGAGAGGAAGCCTGTATTGCTTTTCCGTATCGGCATAATGGTGAACTCTACAACATAAAATATCGCACGGCAGACAAAAAGTTCCGCCAAGAAAAGGATGCCAGAAAACAATTCTATATGGCAGAGACTCTTGACCTACTTGAACAGGATGCCTTGATAATCGTTGAGGGCGAGTTGGACGTTCTTTCATTATACGAATGCGGCTTTTCAAATGTTATCAGCCTACCAGATGGCGCACCCAGCAAAGCAGAATACCGAGAGCAGGATAAACGCTTTGAGATACTGGCAAACCTTGAGGGGCATAAAGCAACTAAGATAATCATAGCGGTAGATATGGACGATGCAGGGCAAGCCCTTGCCGATGAATTACAGCACAGATTTGGCAAGGATATATGTTGGCGGGTAGAATGGCCTGATATGCATGATGTGACTTGCAAGGATGCCAATGAAACTCTGGTAACGCATGGCAAGGAAGTAGTCAAAGAATGTATAGATGCCGCAAAGCCAAACCCGATTGATGGTGTATTTACAGCACAGCAGTATCTAGGCGGCGTTCTTGACCTTTACTATGGCAGGACAGCCAAGCCACTATCAACAGGCTTTCCAGAACTAGATAAAATCTATAGAATAATGCCTGCAACTTTTCACGTTATTACTGGCGTACCAAACCACGGCAAGTCTAACTTTCTTGACCAGCTTATCATCAATATGGCAGAGGGTCACTTTTGGAAGGTTGGCATATTTAGCCCAGAACATTCGACACAGCAACACTTGCGCAGGCTTGTAGAAAAGCGGATGCGAAAACCCTTTGAGCATGGACCCACTAGCCGCATGAGTGAGGCAGAAGTTCGACAGGGCATAGATTGGCTTAACGATCACTTTCACTTTATTGAAAGCGGTGATGAGATACCAACGATTGATTACATACTTGACCGAGCCAAACAGATAAACTTGCGCTACGGCTTGGATGGCCTTGTCATTGACCCATTCAATAAGATTGATGCAACTAGAGATGGCGGCAAGCGAGAGGATGAGCATATCCGCGACCTGATTGCCAAATGCCAGAGGTTTGCCCAATACTACAACGTGACTGTCTGGATGGTGGCGCACCCTCACAAACTTTACAGAACGGATGAGGGCATAATACCAGCCCCAGACCTTTACCAGATAGCAGGTTCGGCTCACTGGAATAACATGGCAGATGTCGGCATGGTTGTTCACCGAGACTTTGAGACCAATGAAACGCGAGTAATAATGAGAAAGATAAGAGAGCAAGATGTCTATGGTAATATAGGCGAATGCTACTTCACTTATAATACCACGACCAGATGTTACGATGAGGTTGTGCAAGACACCGATTGATGTTATAAGAATAACTTCCTTGTTCGGAAGGGGCGGGTGTACCTCCATATACTCGCCCCAATTAGGAGACTGTAAATGCAGACGGATAAGCAAATAGAAACTCGCCTAACGAGCGAACTCAAGCCATATAAAAAGAACTCGCGCACCCATAGCGACAAGCAAATAGAGCAAGTAGCAAACTCTATCAAAGAATGGGGATGGACAATTCCAATTTTAGTTGATGAAGAAAATACTGTATTAGCTGGACACGCTAGGCTGTATGCCGCCGAGTATTTAGAATTACCAAAAGTGCCATGTGTTGTAGCGACAGGCTGGTCTGACGATCAAAAGAAAGCATATGTAATCGCAGATAATAAGCTGGCGGAAAATTCTGATTGGGACTTTGGTTTGTATTATACGGAACTCAAAGACCTTAACTCAGCAGGCTTTGACCTTTCGCTTACTGGATTGACAGAAAACTTTTCATTTGATTTTGAGCCAAATCTAAATCCAGAAACAACATATGAAGAAGTTACCAGTGTTGATATGAACAGCGCGGCGGAACGTGTTGGCAATGTAGGCGAAAGTTCAGTGAAAAAAACGAATGTGATTTGCCCCGAATGTGGTCACGATTTTGATTTTTTCGGTATTTAGATGAATATTGAAGACATAAAAATCAAGCTGGAATCAGCCAAATGGAAATATGCAAAAACAATGCCCCAGTGGCCGCACGACTATACCCTTAAAGAAACATGGGATAACCCTAATGAATTTATAGAGTTGTCAATTTACATAAATAAACATGGTAAAAACGAATTGTGGCATTACGAATGGAAGGGGGAAAAGCGTTCAAAACCAAGGATATATTTTTATTTAGGCAAATATAAATATTGGATTATGGAAAAAGAGCCAAGCAAAGCAATTCTTATAAATAGAGCGGTGGTAGAATGAAACTTATCATGCGTACTTGTATAGGGCGTGAGGATTATGCAGAATACATGCATAAAAATCTTGATGGTCTTATTGAAATTAAAGATGAAAAAAAAGACCCTGTTGGTTGTTTTCTAAGGGCATTAGAGGCGGCTGGCAATGAGGCGGCAATACATTTTGAAGATGACTGTATCTTGACACAAGACTTTTTGCCAAAAGCAGAAATGGTAATATCGCTTCATTCGGATAAGGTTATACAATTTTTTTCAATGCGTAAGGCTGATTTAGAGATAGGTTCTCGTATTGAAAATGGTTCATCATTCTTGGCGGCAGTGTGTTTTTATACACCCCCGAACATAAGCGCAGAAATGAGGGAGTTTTTTCCAACATGGGATAAGTGGAATGAGCATCCAACAGGTCTTGATTTGACTATTGCTGATTATCTAAAAGCAACTAAACAAAAGTATTTTATTCAATGCCCAAATCTAGCCGACCATCGTATTGGCAAATCAGAAATAGACAGTAGGAGGTCAAGCAAAAGAATAAGCAAAACATTTGTTGACCCAGTGTTGCCATAAATGGATGTAGGTTGGAATTATGAGATTAAAGACGATCAAAGAACAAATCCAGTTGTATTTGCTCAACATGTGAATCTGCCAGATGATATAATTTTTCCAACAGAAGATATGTTAAAAAAAGTATTTAAAACAGAAAAATTTAAGGAAAGGGCGGGTAGGTTAAAAACATGGGGCAGACTTAAGGGCAGTGATGGCAAAATTGCCTATAAAGATAGTCCACATTGGATTGCTGTAAGAAATGGCACACCGCTTCATTTAGACCCGCCATATCCAAGATATAGTCATCATCTCAAAATCAGAGTTGATGAAGGTATGTTTGTAAGGGGCTTGGATAAAATAGAGATGCAGTTACATACAGGAACATTCTACATTTTAGATACACACAGTCCACATCAAGTTTTCAGCAAAAACCAGTTTGATAGCTGGAATGTAGCAATTTCTATTGATAGTGATAATAAATGGACTCCAGATAAAGCTATCCAAGCCTGTTTAGATTATGCCGCGAACAATGATTTTGTGAGGGCTACATGAAAATATATTCTAAAGATAATGTTTATAATGCGGCAAAAAAAAGAATAGCGCGGCTGTTTGAGGAGTTTCCAAATGTTGGTGTTTGGTCATCAGGCGGTAAAGATAGCACCGTAATTTTAAATTTGACGCTAGAGGTAGCGGAGGAACTAGGTAGGTTGCCAGTAACAGTTTGTTTTGTAGACCAAGAAGCTGAATGGCAGGCGGTTATAGACTACCAAAGAATTGTCGCCAATGATCCCAGAGTAAATATGCATTGGCTACAAGTTCCTATAAGGCTATTTAATGCAACATCTATGGATAGTCATTGGCTTAACTGCTGGGACGAGAATGAAGAATGGATGCGAGATAAAGAGCCTTACTCAATTCAAGAAAATATATACGGAACAGACCGCTTCTATCCAATATTTGGCAAATACTTGGAGCATCATTTTCCAAATGAAAAAACTGCATTTCTTGGCGGTGTTCGTGCAGAGGAAAGCCCGAATAGAGCATCAGGACTTACTGTTGGCGCAACTTATAAAGATATAACCTACGGGAAAAAACAGAACGAAAAGCAGGGGCATTATACATTTTACCCAATTTATGATTGGTCATACAGGGATGTATGGAAGGCAATTCACGATAACAAATGGGATTACTGCAAAATTTATGACCAATATTACAAGCATGGTATTAACCCAATAAAAATGCGGGTATCAAACCTGCACCATGAAACTGCCGTAGACCAGCTTTTTTATTTACATGAGATGGAGGCGGAAACTTGGGGCAAGCTAACAAAACGCTTGCAGGGAATTAATCAAACGCATCATATGACTAGAATGGAGATGTATAAGGTAAAAGAACTGCCATTTATGTTTAATACATGGAAAGAATACCGAGATTTTCTGGTTGAAAAACTTGTATCAGATGATGAGATAAAGAAGAAATTTAAGAAAAAATTTGCTTGGATGGATAACAAATACGAGGGAATGAATTTGTCACAAGAGAGGCACGATCAAGAAATAGCATGCATTTTGGCAAATGATTTTGAATTTACCAAATTGTCTAATTTTGAATCGCGTCCTGCATGTATTAATTTTTGGAAACATAAGCGCGGTAAGTCTTTAAATTGGGATAGAAGCGAGGGCGTACATTTGAAGTATATTAGACCAGAGATAAGAGGCAAAGATTATGAGCCAGAACACACATCCAGTTAGCAATGTACAGTGGGTAGATGTCGACAAAGTAGAACCTAATGACTATAACCCCAACTCAGTGGCGGGGCAGGAAATGAAGTTGCTATACACTTCAATCAAGCATGATGGATACACTCAGCCTATTGTTACAATCTACGATGAGGAAAAGGACAAATACGTTATTGTTGATGGGTTTCATAGATACTTTACCTGCAAGAATAACGCGGATATCCGAGAGGCTACAGGTAGCTGTGTTCCCGTTGTGGTAATTAAGAAGGATATAAACGACCGCATGGCATCAACAGTTCGACATAACCGAGCCAGAGGGCGGCACAGTATAGATGGCATGAGTAATATGGTTTTTAGCTTGCTAGATAACGGATGGGCAGATGAGGATATTTGTAATCACTTAGGTATGGAACCCGATGAGTTATTGAGACTAAAACACATAACTGGGTTTAGTAAGCTTTTCGAGGATACAGAATACTCACAGGCTTGGGAATCAAGGCATCAAATATTGTTACGAAAAAAGATACAAGATGAGACTATTGAAAACTAATGGGAATTTGTGATAACAGTAAGCTATGAGCAAAGGTGTCCCAGAATCTAAGTTTGTAAGAGCAAAGCGCGATTTCATTGAAGGCGTTATGCAGGGAGAAGTGCGTGAGTTTCTCAGCCTTGCTGATATAGGAAAACTCCACAGAATACCAAAAGCAACTCTGTATCGCAGGGCTAAAAAAGACGATTGGCAGGGCGATAAGAATAGATTTCAAACAGATGTTGAACAACAGACTAATGAGACTAGGGCGGCAACTATTGCTAGTCAGGCGGCAGAGTTTGATAAGAATTGCCTACAGATAGCGCAGGGCTTGATGATCGAGGTGGGGCGCAAGATACAGCGCAGTCAGCAGGAGCAACGGACAGACCCAGACAGTGAGGGTTTGCCAGTATCATCACTTAGGGATATGAGCCACACATTAGCTAACGCTCAAAAAATTGGTAAACTCGCATTAGGTGAAGCACAAGAAATATCAAAGGTAGCGGCAGATGTCAGCATCCCAGACAGCTTTGGCGAACTCATCCGAGAACTGGACGAACTTGCCAACCAAAAAGCATCATTTGGTCAGCACACTTTACAGTGATTGGATAAAGCAAGCACGACCCAGCCAAACACCCCTAGATGCTGATTGGAGTATCTGGCTTATACTTGCAGGCCGTGGTTTTGGTAAAACGCATACAGGAGCGCGATGGGCGGCTCTGTTTGCCCTACAGAACCCCGAAGTTCAAGTTGCGGTAGTAACACCTACATTTGGAGATATCCGCCGTGTGGCCTTTGGTGGACCTTCTGGCATCATGTCATTTATACCGCCAGAGTTATTACTTAGTGGCAGGGGACAGGGTTATAACTCATCTGCCGCCGAGATACGCTTATTCAATGGCTCTAAGATTATGGGTTTCAGTGCCACCGAGCCTGATCGTTTGCGCGGACCTCAGTTTCATTATGCGTGGTGCGATGAGATAGCGGCATGGAGATACTCAGATACTTTTGACCAGCTTATGTTTGGATTGCGGTTGGGTAAGAACCCACAGTGTATAATCACAACAACCCCAAAACCAACACAGCTTGTTAAAAGCCTAGTCAAGCGCACCAACACACTGATTACAACAGGCTCAACATTTGAGAATGAAGAAAACCTAGCACCATCAGCAATCCAGCAATTACGAGAGAAATACGCCAATACCCGTTTAGGTAGGCAAGAACTTTATGCCGAGATACTTGACGAGAGCGAGGGCGCGCTTTGGAACTACAGCAATCTAGATGAGACACGTATAAAAAAAGAAGAAGTACCAGAGATGCAGAAGATTGTTGTCGGAATTGACCCAGCAGTTACAAGTGGGGATGACAGCGATGAAACAGGTATGATTGTGTGCGGTAAGGGGGTTGATGGCAGATACTATGTTCTTGATGATCTCAGCCTTAGAGATACCCCCGATGGCTGGATGCGTAAGGCAGTGGGCGCATATTATAAATACAACGCCAATGTTATTATTGCAGAAACAAACAATGGTGGTGACCTTGTGCAAAGCCTCTTGAGAACAATAGATAAGGGTGTGCCATATCGCAAGGTTCACGCAAGCAGGGGCAAGCTAACAAGGGCGGAGCCTATCGCGGCATTATATGAACAAAAAAAGGTGTCACATTGCGGAATATTTGCTAAGTTAGAAGAACAGTTATGTTTTTATACGGGAGATGACAAATCTCCTGATAGATTGGATGCTCTAGTTTGGGCATTAACAGAGTTAAGCCGTTCAGACGGACAGGCTACTTGGAGAATTAGCTAATGCCGACATTCAGACAGCGACTAGCAAGCTTTATCAGCCCGCCCAGCCTTGAGCGTAAAGAGTTCCCTATGGTCATGTATCAAGGCGTGACAGCATACAACCAAAGCAAATACACATACCAACGCCTGTCCCAAGAGGGCTATCAACAGAATGCTATTGTCTATCGCTGTATTAATGAGATAGCCAACGGAGCTAGTGCCGTTAAGTTTCAAGTATTTGATGGTGATACACAGATAGAAAATCATCCGCTTGAGGTGTTGCTTAACAGACCCAACGCACAAATGGCGGGGTCCGAGTATTTCCAGTCATTGTATTCTTATTTACTGCTTGATGGTAACTCTTACGCAATGCGCTCAGATGTAAATGGTAAGCCAAGTGAGTTACACATATTACGTCCAGACCGCATGACAATTACGCCAAGCAAGACGCAGATACCTAAGAATTACCAATACAAGATTAATGGGCAAGTAGCGGCTCAGTATGATGTTGACCCAGAGACAGGCGCATCAGAGGTTAAACACCTTAAACTGTGGAATCCACTTGATGACTATTATGGGCTTTCACCAATTAGCGCGGCGGCGGTAGATATTGACCAGCACAATCTAGCGGCAAGGCATAACGTCAATCTGCTGAACAATGGCGCAAGGCCATCGGGGGCTATCGTATTCAAACCTAAAGATGATGCGGGTATGCCTGTACAATTATCCGAGTCGCAAAGACAACAGCTACATACAGATTTAAACGCAAGGTTTAGCGGTCCAGATAATTCAGGTCGTGCGATGTTGCTGGAAGGCGACTTTGATTGGAAAGAAATGGGTTTGACACCAAAAGACATGGATTTCCTTGAACTTAAGAATATGAGTGCAAGGGATATCGCCTTGTGCTTTGGCGTTCCATCCCAGCTTGTTGGTGTACCAGATGCACAGACCTATGCAAATGTCCAAGAGGCGCGACTTGCCTTATATGAGGATACTATTGTTCCGCTTATGATGCGAATGCAGAGCGACCTTAACGAATGGCTTTCACCGTCCTATGGTGAGAATATAGAAATCAGATATGACATTGACTCTATTCCAGCAATGGCAGAGCGCAGACGGAGAATTTACGATAATGTAATTAATGCAGTCCGCGAGGGGATCATCAGCAGAAACGAAGCCAGACAGCGACTTGGTCTGGATGATATTTCAGGCGGTGATGATGTTTATATTGCGGCAAACCTGTTCCCATTGGGCGCACCTAACACGGAGGATGCAGATGAAGACGATGCAAAAGATATATATGGCGGCAAAAGAGAAGTTGAAAAAGATGTATTTACAACTGAAGGCGAAGCTGAAGAACGCGCTCAAGAGATAGGTTGTAGCGGTATACATGCCCATGAAACTGAAAACGGGACAGTTTACATGCCATGCGCCAGTCATTCAGACTACGAGAGACTTACAGGCGATGAATTGGAAACACCGAAGGCGGAGGCTGATATTGATACGAAGCCGACAGAAGCTATGGCAAATGCCGCCAGACGGGGGCTAGAAATGAGGCGCGAGTTTGGGCGAGGAGGGACAGCAGTTGGTGTTGCTAGGGCTAACCAGCTAGTCAAACGAGAAAACCTCTCACCGTCCACTGTAAGGCGCATGCATAGCTTTTTCAGCAGGCATGAGGTTGATAAACGAGCCGAGGGCTTCCGTGAGGGAGAGGATGGCTATCCAAGTGCTGGCAAGGTTGCTAATCTGCTTTGGGGTGGAGATAGCGGTCAGGCATGGGCAAGACGTAAAGTTGAGCAGTTAAACCGAGAGCGCGATAAGAACTTTGAGGTCGATGCCCTTGTGAACGAGGTATTTGAAAGCAAGGCTACAGTATCAGCAAGAGCCAAAAAAGCTATTGCCAAAAAGGTTAAAGACCATAATGACGAACATGGCGATAAAAAAGGCAAGCGTGTAACTCAGCGTATGCTTGAGGCTGTTTTTCGTCGAGGCGTAGGGGCTTACAATACAAACCCTGGTTCAGTCCGCCCAACAGTGACAAGCAGTGACCAATGGGCACAAGCCAGAATTAATGCTTTTTTATATGCAGTTCGTAATGGTAGGTTCAAGTCAGGTAAATTTGACCTTGATTTATTACCCGAAGGCCATCCAATGAAAAGCGATAAGAAAAAATAATGCATGCTAATAAGCAGAGGCGTGGCAGTCTAATATCAGCACGCAGAGAGGTTGCAGAGCAAAATCGTATCCGTAATGGATATGAGCGCAATCTTGCACAGCAACTTGTTTCAGCATTCAATCGGATAGGCACAAGGGCTGGCGAGCAATACGAATACGGCGGACTCCGCACGATCAATCGGAATCAAATAACGCAAGACCTTACCAATGTAATCCTGCCTAGCATCCGCGCAGTTATGACAGCTATGGTTGACCGCTTTACCCTCATACGAGCCAAGCAATCGCCTTATGAACGATTTATTGAGGAATACATTAATACTCAGGTCGGGAGCCGCATTCAACTAATGGATGCGACTACAATCGCACTTATCCGCAAGGCAATCCTAGATGGGACAGGAGATGATTTAGGTCCAGCCCAGATTTCAAGGTTAATACGGGAAAGAGTTTCAACGATCGGCAGACGCAGGGCTATCACGATTGCCAGAACAGAGACACATAGTGCCGCATCATTCGCAAACAATGCTGTTGCCAAAGAAATAGGTGTTGACCTAAAAAAACGCTGGGTCAGTACAAACGATGAAAGAACACGCGAACACCACAGGGCGGTCAATGGTCAAGAGGTCGGGATGGATGAGGATTTTATTATTCCATACAAGGGTGTTGATTATCGTTTACAATATGCTGGAGACCCCCGTGGGGGTCCCCATAACACCATTAACTGTCGGTGTGTCGTAGTCTACTACGAGGAAGGCGATGAGATACTAGATTCGTAGATGGCCTTGATTGGGTCATCAATTACATCAAGTTTAGTCATGTCATGCCTATCGCGTGATATTGTCATTACGCTATCACCAAACTTATTAGCAATCCAAGATAGCAAATGCCAGACAGCCAAGTCGTATGGCATTTCTCTGGTCTTGCAGAAATTAAATTTATAGTATTCATCTGGTCGGCCTTGTTCTTTTGCATTCGCAAATGGAGTTTGGTCAAGAACAAAAGTTTCGCAATCGTTACCTTTTGTGCCATTAAAGGCAATCTCGGTATCATGCTGTGTTTCATCTACAAAGATGTGGTGTTCACAGGTATCACGCAGATAGCTGTATTGGTCTTTGATCATTAGCCATTCCGCCCCAGTAAAGTCGCGATATTGTTTCCAGTAGTTTGTATATCCCATTTGAGTTCTCCTTGAGTTGGGAGAGACCCCCGAAGGGGTCCCTAGTTTAATCAACAAATTGTATAAATTTATCTCTGAATTGGGAGGCGGTTAGCGGCACTTCCCATTCTTGAAGTCCAGATACTACAAAAATATCTTCACCACTATCAGGTCCACACACCACATCAATAAGCCTGCATGTGCAAGCGATTTTTCCGAGGTGTAAAGAATAGCCTTTTAGGTAAAAGTCGTTTTCAAATCCTTTGGCAATTATTTCATATATATCAATCATTGAGTAATCCTTTCATTGCTTTAGTATCTTTAATATACTATTCTTATAAGAATAAGTCAAGCAAAAAAAACACCCCCAATCAAAAAAAATCAGGGGTGCTAGATTTCTATTTATCGTGTTTTCTGTTCGCGGATATATTCTGCACAATCTTCTTCATGCTCACTTTCAAATTCAATACACCCGTGTCCATCTGCACCAAAAGCAATAACATAAAATAAACTGCAGTATTCTGTTACAGTATATTTTACAGGTCCAATCCAGTTAGGTGCTTTCCATTCTAATATATGCTGGACATCTTCTTGGTTGTAATCCTCATCAATCCATACTGAACTACCTTCGCTCATTGCATCTACAAATGAACCCAAGTCCATTGGCACTTCTTCACCAGATGAGTTCCAACGATCAACGTCCTTTTGGTTGATAAGCATAACCGCAACATCTTCATCATATGGTGTAGCTGTTAGTGCGTGTATCAACTCACTTATTTTAAATACACCTTTAATCATTGTAACTCCTAATCTAGCAGTATCTGCCATTCGTTGCTTCTTTGCATCTTAGCAACAAGGTTTTCGCGCTCTCTGGTTTTGTCCATCGGGTTAGCAAACTCGTATGTATGCGTTGCCCAATGTGTTGCGGTGTTATAGGCCGCCCACATATTATGCCCAAGTTCATTAGAATACATCTCATAGATACCGCCAAGTATCTCATGTTGCTTTTTGTTGAAGCTTACAGGGTCATCTGGTCTGGCTATTGTTTGCTTTTTATTCGAAGCGCAAAGTGTTTTTTCAAATAACCAGCTTACATCAGTTATATCGCAATTTTTCTCAGATAGCTTTTTCCAATGATCGCGCTGATGCCAGAAAGTTTCCAAGCCATTTTGAATTTGTTTACTATAGGCAGATACATCCAAGGCATAGGTATGTTTTTGCCAAGCCCTAAATACTGCATCAGGAGTTGTGCATCCATTCTCACACCAGAGGCGGAGAGCATCACAAGCTATCTGAACTGACCATCTGCCATCGTAGCTATTGTAAAACTGTATGCGGAATTGAACGAAGTCATTTTTTACAGGCTCAACAATAAGGTCGGGAAAAAGTATCTCCCCTTTCATCCGTGCGCCATTATCTGAAAGTGTAATCTCTGTTTCGTAATCATTAGAGATATTAGCTTGCTTGAGTGCGTCATGCACAGCGTTGTAAACATCATCATGTGAAATAAGTTCATATCTTTGCCCGTGTATGCCAAGCACCTCATTGGTATCAGTGCGAACAACCGCATGGCCTAGATTCTTTGGAATGTTTATATTTGAAAAAGTTTGAATCCCTTGCATTTCTACTGGGAAGTTGTGGTCTTGAATAGTCATTGTAATCTCCTTGAGTTTGTTTTGACTATCCTACTATGCATGATTGTTCTTATAAGAGCAAGCAAAAAGTTTGTCTTTATTTTAAACACAAGATATAGTATCTTCAATGTGCCAATACTTTAATTATGACAGGGCGTAAAATATGACAGATGAGATTGAAACAAATTATCTGGATACCATAGCTGAAATTAAAGCTTATGATGATGACGATGATGAGGATAAGGGTGAGTTTGAGGGCTATGCCTCAATCTTTGGAAATAAAGACTTAGGCAACGATGTCGTTGATATGGGTGCATTCAAAAGATCATTGAGACGCCGTGGCTCAAAAGGTGTAAAGCTACTCTATCAACACGATACAAAACAGCCTATAGGCGTATTTGATAAAATCCGTGAGGATGACAAAGGATTATATGTTAAAGGCAGACTTGCGCTTGGCACACAAAAAGGCAGGGAAGTTTTTGAATTAATGAAGATGGGAGCCATTGATGGGCTGTCCATTGGATACAAGGTTGACAGCAAGGGTTATTCATATGACCAAGGCGGCAAGCGTAGACGCTTGAAAGAGGTTGACCTTATGGAGATTTCTGCTGTGACTTTCCCTATGAATCCGCAAGCCACTATTTCGGCTGTAAAAGCGGAAGGTCGCACAGTTAGGGAGTGGGAGGGTTTTCTTCGGGATGAAGGAGACTTGAGCCGTTCCGATGCTAAGATTGCGGCAAAGGCCGTGTCTGATGCTTTGACTTGTCGGGATGACGAGGCACAAGCTGACTTAATAACCGCTATACAGCAAATTACCAAAACCCTGAAAGGATAGTAAAATGACAGATGAAGTCAAAAACTATGTTGAGGAAATGGGGCGGACTTTTGAGGAATTTAAGTCAACGATGGAAACTCGTTTGTCTGAAGTTGAATCAAAAGGCCAAGCAGACCCTTTGACCGAAACAAAACTTGAGAATATTGAGGGCGACCTTGATAGACTTGAAGATTTCAATCAGAAGCTAACTCAGCAAGAAGCCGAGTACAAGCAGATGGAAGAAAAACTAACACGCTTTGAAACAATGCTGAAGCGTCCTGATGCCGCCATTGAAACCGCAAGTGTCGATATGGCAGTCAAGGCGTTTGACCAGTATCTTCGTAAAGGCGACAGCGAACTTACTTCAGAGGAAAAGAAATCCCTAACAGTCGGCGACAATACCGCCGCAGGCTTTCTTGCACCAAGCGAGTATGTAAATGAACTGATTAAAACTGTAACCGAGATTTCACCAATGCGTTCAATCGCAAGAGTGCGTCCAACCACACAGAAGTCAGTACAGATGCCATCACGCACAGCTACTTTCTCCGCCGTATTTACAGCAGAGCAAGGCACACGTTCTGAAACAACAGGATACACAACTCAGCAGGAAGAAATCCCTACACACGAGATGTATGCCCTTGTTGATATTTCTGAGCAGTTGCTTGAGGACAGTGTTTTTAATCTTGAGGCAGAGATGCAACAAGAGTTCGCTACACAGTTCGCAAAAGCTGAAGGTACAAAGTTCGTAACAGGCACAGGCGTTGGCGCACCAGAAGGCATTACAATTAATGCGGATGTTGCAACAACTAACTCTGGCTCTGGTACAGTATTGACAGCCAATGGATTGCTTGACCTTGTCCATGCAATCAAGTCTGACTATACGAATAATGCAACATTTGTGTTTAACCGCACAACCCTAGCGGCAATTCGTAAGTTGCAAGACACCGCAGGTCAGTATGTATTCCAAGCTGGTATGCTTCTTACGGGTGGCGTTCCAAATACAATTCTTGGATATCCATATGTTGAGATGCCAGATATGCCAGACGTTGCATCAAGCGCAAAGCCTGTTGCATTTGGTGACTTTAGCCGTGGATACATGATTGTTGATCGTGTAGGCTTGGCAGTCCTTCGTGACCCATTCACACAAGCGACAAGTGGTAATGTTCGTTACTACGCCCGTAAGCGTGTCGGTGGTCAGGTTGTGCTTGCTGAAGCAATCCGCACACAAACTATTAGCGCATAGGAGTAAGATATGTACGATTTATCAAATTCCATAAACCCAGCCGTATCACTTGCCGCCGCAGTTCGTTCAGCCGCCGCAAATGGTACAGGTGTTGACCTTAAAGGCTATGAAAGTGCAACCATCCTTGTTGACGTAGGTGCTG